ACTAGTATATATTCTAAGCACTATACATTTAATAAATGATGAATGCTGACGCGTATAGTCGACAACCCTAGGGACAGTATTCAGATATCTAGGAGGATATTAATATGGCAACAACTACATTTTCGGGACCGATAAAAGCGGGAACGATTTCAAACACTACTGGAACTACACTTGGTTCAAATGTTAAAAACACAGGACAAGTGGTAATGGCACAGACATTTTCAACGGGCGCTACACTTGATAGTGGAGCTTCTGCTGCAAATTCTACTACTGTCGTTATTCCAGCTAACTCACAAATCATTGATATAGTACTTGACAAGCCTACAGTAATGGCTGGTGCTACATGTGTTTTCAGTATTGGAGATACAGTTGGTGGGAACACATCTTTGCTTAACTCATATTCAGTTACAATCGCTTCAGGAGTTGGACGAGCATATCCAACAACAGAAGCTGGTGGTGCATTGGCTTGGGCTGATACAGGAACTGCAGACCTAAAACTGACATGGACGAGTACTGGTGCTACGAGTGATGGTGAAATTAGAGCTACTATTTTGTACCAACAAAATAATAACTTAAGCTAATAACTAATTAAGTGTGGGCCTTCGGGCCCACATTAAATATAAGGAGAAAAATTATGTCAATAGGCGGAGGAGGATCATTTTCAAGTGATCAAACAACTTTACAAAAAGATACGGGCGCTATATCATTGTTAAGAGCAGGTAGAGCTAGAGTTACTTCTATTCAAGGTAGAGGTGAAGCAGGTTCTGTTATACTTTTACACGATAGTGCTACAACAGGTGGTGCGGCTGCTGGTAACTTAATGGCAACTTTTAAATATGACACTGAAGGTTTAGCAGTTTATGTTCCAGGTTCTGGAATTCTTTTTAAAGATGGAATTTGTGCAACCTTAACACAAACAACAGGAACTGACGGAAGCGTTACGTTAACTATCACAGGAGCGTAGTATGGCTAACACTACCTCTGGTTCTTATACTTTTGATAAGAACCTCGGAATAGATGAAATTATTGAAGATGCATATGAACGTATTGGTATGCAGGGTGTTTCTGGTCATCAATTAAAAACTGCGAAACGATCTTTAAATATTTTATTTTCGGAATGGGGAAATAGAGGTTTACAATTTTGGGAAGTAAAAAACCAAAACGTTACACTAGTTGATGGACAAGCAGTGTATACTTTTTTTAGATCCCCGGCTGATGGTACATCAAGCGGTATTAGCACAACCTTATCTGCAGGAATAAATGCAGCAGTTACTACTATTGGTGTTGCTTCTGTTACAGGAATGCCGACAACAGGTGGTATAATTATTATTGGAACAGAACAAATTACTTATTCTGGAATTTCTTCATTGAATTTAACTGGGTGTGTCAGAGGTGTTAATGGCAGTACTGCTGCTACTCATAATACAAGTGACGCAGTTCTACAATTTCCAAACGGGATGACCGACATACAAGAAACTAATTATAGAGTCAAATCAACTTCTGTTGACACACCTATGACAAGAATCAGTAGATCACAGTATCAAGGTTTTTCAAATAAAACTTCAGAAGGTTTACCTACTCAATATTGGGTCCAAAGATTTATAGATAAAGTTACAATGACTTTATATTTAACCCCTGGCGCAGCTCAAGATGGTAACTATATTAATTTTTATTACACAAAAAGAATTGATGATGTAGGCGCTTATACAAATGCAACTGATATACCCTATAGATTTCTACCATGTATGATTATGGGTTTATCTTATTATTTAGCTTTAAAATATGCACCACAAAGAGTTCAAGAATTAAAATTATTATATGAAGATGAATTAAAAAGAGCAGAGTCTGAAGATGGTTCTTCTAATTCTACTTACATATCACCTAAAATCTATTATCCTGGTATTGGTTAATGACTACTTTTGCATCAGGTAAATTTGCTTTAGCTATTTCAGATAGATCAGGTATGGCTTTTCCATATAATGAAATGGTTAGAGAATGGACGGGTGCGTTTGTCCACGTTTCAGAGTACGAGCCTAAACAACCACAGTTAGATCCTAAACCTACAAGTGCAGATCCACAAGCTTTACAAAGAGCAAGAACGGCTAGAACAGAATTTCCAACAGAAGATTTTTTACCAGAAAATCCTTTTGTAACTGCATCTAATACTACATTAAAAATTAATTTTCCAAACGGTGCTTTACAGGTAAATGATTTTGCAAGATTTAGAAATGTTAAATCTCCGGTAGGTGGTGTAGCATTATCAACATTACAAATGTCAACAACTTTAAATGGAACAATAACAGATTCAGTTACAACAATTAATTTAACTGATGGATCACAGTTCCCTACTTCAGGTTTTATTGTAATTGAAAAAGTAAATGCAGTTTCAGGATTGTTTGAAAACGAAGTCATACAATACACAGGAAGATCTACACATCAATTAACAGGATGTACTCGGGGTACAAGTGCTGCTTATAGAGGTGTTGCACCAGAACCTACAACGGCAAAAAGTCATACTACAGGAGTAAAAGTTTTTGGTTGTTATAAAGTTGTTTCTTTAAATGAGACATCAGTTCCAAGTACAGGTCAACCATCTACAACTACACAATTTGATGGTATAAATGTTGCGTTAACGAACACTGCATCAGGAACAGAAACAGGAGGCGGTTTTCAGTGTACAATTGGACCCGTAAATGATAGAGGTTAATTATGTCTTACACTTTAGCAAACTTACAGGATGATATTAGAAACTATACAGAAGTAGATAGTGGGGTTTTATCAAATACTATTTTAACAACTATTATTAAAAATGCAGAAAATAGAATTTATAGAGAAGCTGATTCTGATGATAATCGATTTTATGCGACTTCAAACTTAGCAGCTGGAAGTAGGTATGTAACCATACCCTCTAATTTAAGATTTATTCGATATGTCCAATTAACAGATGCTGATGGAGATCAAACTTTTTTAGAAAAAAAAGATACTTCATATATGGCAACTTTTTATAATACCCCAGGAACCGCTTCTGGAATACCTAAGTATTATGCTAACTGGGATGCTAATTATTGGGTAGTAGCACCTACTCCAAATAGTACAAATTTAATCACTTTAGCCTATACAAAACAACCAGATAGTATTACAACAACTACTGGTGTAACTCCACCAAGTACTAATGGAACTTACACATCTAATAAATATCAAGATTTACTTTTATACGCTTGTCTGGTAGAAGCATATGGATACTTGAAAGGTCCTGTAGATATGTTACAATACTACGAAGGATCTTTTAAAAGAGCTTTACAATCGTACGCGATCGAACAACAAGGTCGTAGACGCCGAGACGAATATCAAGATGGTGTTATTCGGACTCCTATAAAATCACCATCACCATAATAATAATTAAGGAGACAATTAAATGGCAAATATAGTACCCGACTCTTTTAAAACAGACCTACTTGGTGGAGTGTTTGATTTTGATTCATCCGGTGGATCAACTTTTAAATTAGCACTTTATACAACACAAGCTGGTTTTAGTACTGCGTATGCAGCGTATGCGACTACTAATGAAGTTTCTTCATCTGGTACGAATTATACTGCAGGCGGAAATACTTTAACTAATAATGGTGTAGCGATATCAAGTAATATTGGTTATGTTGACTTTGCAGATTCGACTTTTTCATCTGTAACGTTATCAGCAACTGGTGCACTGATTTATAAAGGAACAAGTAATGAAGCTGTATTAGTTTTAGACTTTGGCGGAACAAAAACTGCGACTAACGGAGATTTCGTTGTTCAGTTTCCAACTGCTAACTCATCTAGTGCAATCATTAGACTTGGCGACGCGTAAGATTTTTTGGAGTAGTAAATGACGGCATTTGTAATTAACGATAGGGTTAAGCAAACCACAACGACTACTGGCACTGGAACAATTGATTTAAGTGGAACCGAAACAGGTTTTGAAACTTTTGTTGCTGGTATCGGGGATGGTGTGCAAACTTATTATGCAATCGTGAATGATGGTACTGCTGAATTTGAAGTTGGTACTGGAACTGTAACGGATGCAGGAACAGATACGCTTTCAAGACAGTCGGTCATTTCATCTTCTAATAGTGATAACTTAGTAGACTTTGGTGCAGGCAGTAAAACTGTATTCTGTACATTGCCAGCTAAGAAAACTATTTCTCCAGTAATGGATGCAACACCTTATATAGTAACTCATGCTTCAACTTTAAGTCTTAATCAAACAGTAGACTCTGGAGTTTTAGCAGGACCAGTTACAGTAACAGGAACACAAACAATAACAGGAACGGTAGTAGTCGTATAATGAGTAAAATTGAAGTTGATCAAATAGACCCGCAATCAGGAACAACCTTAACTCTTGGAACTTCAGGAGACACGGTAACAATTCCTTCAGGTGTAAGTTTAGCTCCAGGTGGAGGATTAACTCTTACAGGAAACTTTGTCGTTGATGGTGGAACAGTAAAACTAGATGGTAACTATCCAACAGGTACAGGTAATGTTGCTTTAGGAGATACTGCTTTAGATAGTGGAAGTTTGTCTGGTGCTTATAATACTGCTATTGGTTCTGCATCTATGACAACTAACACAACAGGTGCAGAAAATACAGCGATTGGCGCCGATGCATTGTGTGCAAACACAACAGGTGGTAGCAATGTAGCAGTAGGTAGATGTGCTTTATTATCAAATACAACGGCTGGTCAAAACACAGCAGTTGGTAGAGATACTTTATGTACTAACACCACAGGTGCTAATAATACAGCTTTAGGCTTTAGAGCATTAAGGTCTAATACAGAAGGAAATAGTAATATTGCAATAGGTTATCATGCTATGTGTACTAATACTACAGGTAGCGTTAATCTTGCTATGGGTTTTTGTGCAATGGAATCTAACACAACAGGAACTTCAAATACAGCTATAGGTGCAAATGCTTTAGAAACAAATACAACTGGAACTGATAATACAGCAGTTGGTAGAAGTTCTGCGACTAAAACTACAACAGGACTTTGTAACACTGCTATGGGTGGAAATTCTTTAGCTTGTAATACGACAGGTTGTTACAACTCAGCATATGGTAGAGATGCTTTATGTGCTAATACAACAGCAAATTCTAGCACAGCAGTTGGTGTAAGTGCTTTAAAAGCTAACACAACAGGCGCACAGAATACAGCAGTTGGAGCAAGTGCTTTATTATCTAACACAACAGGAACAGAAAATGTAGCTATTGGTTTTATGACAATGTGTAATACTACAACAGCAGACAGTAATGTTGCTGTTGGTAACTATTCAATGAGAGCAGCTACAACAGGAAATAATAATACTGCAGTTGGATATTGTTCTTTAAAAGCTAACACTACAGGTGCTTGTAATACAGCAATGGGTAGATGTTCTTTACATGCTAACACAACAGGAGAATTAAATACAGCAATTGGCTATAATGCTTTAAAAGCAAATACGACAGGAGGTTCAAATACAGCAGTAGGTAAAGATAGTTTATGTGTTAATCAAACAGGTACTTTTTTAGTTGCAATGGGTCAATCAGCATTAAGAAATAACACAGGTTCAAGTAATACAGCAGTTGGTGCAGATGCAATGTTTGGAAATAGTTCTGGTGAAAATAATACAGCTATGGGTAAAAATGCATTGAATTGTAACACAACAGCTTCAGAAAATACAGCAGTTGGTAGAGGAGCTTTAGAAGCTAATACTACAGGAACACCAAACACAGCAGTTGGTAGTTTAGCTTTAACAGCTAACACAACAGGTGCTTCTAACACAGCTATGGGTAGACAATCTATGCAAGCTAACACTACAGGTGCAGAAAACTCAGCATATGGTAGATGTTCTTTAAAAGCTAATACAACAGGAGCTTGTAATACAGCAGTAGGATTTAGAGCTTTAACAGCAAACACAACAGCTCATTGTAATGTAGCAGTGGGTTATAATGCTTTATGTTCACACACAACAGGAAATGGAAGAAACACAGCAGTTGGTTTTCAATCTTTAAAACCAATGACTACAGGTTATGATAATACTGGTATTGGACATGAAGCTGGACAATTAATGACTACAGGTACTTGTAATGTATTACTAGGTAGAGCAGCTGGTGCAACTATTACAACAGGAAGTAATAATGTAGCAATAGGTTTTGAAACAATAGCTAACAATTCAGCAACAGGATCTAATAATGCAGTAGTGGGTTTTTGTGCTGGCGCACCAATATCAACAGGAGCTGAAAATGCATTTTTAGGTTATAGAGCTGGTTATGCTACAACAACAGGTAGTTGTAATGTTGCTATTGGACCATCTGCTCATCAAGATGCAGCAGGAACAAGTAATTCTATTTCACTAGGTTATAATGTTACAAGTATAGCTAATGCAATAACTTTTGGAAATGCTGGTACAGATTCAAGAATTGCTTTTGGTGCAACTTCAATTACTGCACCATCAGATGCAAGATTAAAAGAAGATGTAAAAGATGATATAGCTGGTTTAAGTTTTATTAATGATTTAAGACCTGTAACTTACAGATGGAGAAAAGAAAAAGATATACCAGAAGAAATGAGAACTCATGTTGCTGGTTCTGAAAAACGATATAATAATGATAAAGTTAATCATGGATTTATTGCACAAGAAGTAAAAGAAGCAATAGATAAACACCCAGAATTAAAAGATGGGTTTGATATGTGGACAGAAGAAGATACTTTAGATGGTAGACAAAGAGTGGCAGAGGGTTCATTAATACCTATGTTAGTAAAAGCAATACAAGAATTATCAGCAAGAGTAGAGGAATTAGAAAATGAGTAGTATTATAAAAGTAGATACAATCCAGGACCAATCAGGTAATAATATTATTAGTGAATCAAGTGATACTATTACTATTGGTGCATCTGGGGATACGGTTAATGTAGTTGGAACT